GACTAACCCTGTAAATGCTGCTGCGGATTTAAAATTTCCATTTATGTGTAGGGCTGCGCAAATGCCAGCCTCAACACTTGGAATGATTGAAGTCCCGTACTTTGGTCGTAAGGTAAAAATAGCTGGAGACAGAACTTTTGCTGAATGGACAGTTACATTAATTCAGGATGAAGATATGATCATCCGTAATGCAATGGAAGAGTGGTCAAACAATATCAATTCTCATCTAGGAAACTTGAGAAGTTTTGGTAGTGCATCACCATCTTTTTACAAAGCAAATGCAAGTGTAACACATTTTGGTAAGACTGGTCTTCCATTAAGAACATATACATTTAATGGTTTATTTCCAACTGAAGTAAGCCCTATTGACCTAGACTGGAATACAACGGATACTCTTGAAGAGTTCACAGTTACGTTTCAATATGATCATTGGGAGGTAAGTGGTATTACTGGTAATGCCGGTGGTAACTAGTATTAATTATATAATTAGAAAGTGAATATAAAATGGCAGAATTATTTGGATTTGAGTTTAAAAGAAAAGGTGTTAAAAAACAAGAGGACTTAGGTTCTTTTGCACCAAAGATTGATGACGAAGGTTCCATAGCAGTTGCTGAAGGCGGTGCTTATGGAACCTACGTTGATCTAGAAGGCTCAACCAGAACAGAATCAGAACTAATCACAAGATACAGACGTATGGCTTTACAGCCTGAGTGTGAACTTGCTATAGATGATATAGTCAACGAGACTATTGTTTATGGTGAAGAGCATAAGATCGTTGCACTTAATTTAGATAGTGTAAATACATCTCCTAAAATAAAAGATGTACTTCGTGAACAGTTTGACGAAACATTAAAACTTTTAGACTTTGGTAACAAAGGTTATGAAGTTTATAGACATTGGTATATTGATGGTAGATTATACTATCATGTAATAATAGATCCTAAAGACGTAAGCGCTGGTATACAAGAGCTACGATACATTGATCCAAGAAAAATTAAAAAGATTAGACATATTAATAAGCAACGAGTGGGTGGTGGAGTTGCAATATCTGGACCAGGTGCTGTAGTAATCCAAAAAACTAAAGAAGAATATTTTGTTTTTAATGAAAAAGGATTTACAGGATACCCTGGAGGATCTCCAACCGCATCTGCTGGTGACCAAGGTGTTAAGATAGCACGTGATGCTATTGTTAATATAACATCTGGTATGATGTCAGAAGATAATAGAATAGTTTTATCACATCTACACAAAGCAATTAAACCATTAAATCAATTACGTATCCTAGAAGATGCTACAGTAATCTACAGAATAGCAAGAGCACCTGAAAGAAGAGTGTTCTATATTGATGTAGGTAATCTACCTAAGATGAAAGCTGAACAGTATCTAAGAGATATGATGGCCAAGCATAAGAACAGATTAGTGTATAATGCATCTACTGGTGAGGTAAGAGACGATCGTAAGTTTATGACTATGCTCGAGGATTACTGGTTACCTAGAAGAGAAGGTGGTAGAGGTACAGAGATAACAACTTTACAAGGTGGACAAAATCTTGGTGAGATGGATGATGTACTATACTTCCAAAAGAAATTATACCGAGCTCTTAATGTTCCTGTATCAAGATTAGAAGCTGATACTGGTTTCTCTCTTGGTAGAAGTGCTGAGATTAGTAGAGATGAATTAAAGTTCCAAAAGTTTATTGGTAGATCTCGTATGCGTTTCTCTCAATTGTTTGAAACAATATTAGAAAAACAATTAGTACTTAAAGGTATTATGACATTAGATGAATGGGGTGAAATAAAAGATTTTATTAGATATGACTTCATGGAAGATAATCATTTCACAGAACTAAAAGAAAATGAGATTATGACTGAACGAGTTAACATGCTTAATAATGTCGACCCTTATATGGGAAGATACTTCTCACAAAGATGGGCTAAAAAGAATGTGCTTCGTATGACAGATGAAGAGATAGAAAATATGGAGGAAGAGATTGCTCTTGAGCAAGAACAAGGTGATATCCATCAAGACATTGAACCGTCTGGTAAAGAAGCTCAACCTGAGGAACCAGAAGGTGAAGAAGCACCAACTGATCAACCCGAGGAAGAATAACTTATAAATATAAATAACGGAGAAATAAAGTGGCTGAACATGACACTGATAATATGATAGCTTTCGCTGGCATGGGTAAACCTGCAAAATTTGGCAACGCATTTGGAGACATAATGAAAGATAGAGTTAACAAAGGTGTTGATTCTATTAGAGCAAAAGTTGCAGCTAAACTTGGTGGCCTTGACCCAACAGGTGAACAAGGCAATGGTGCTGAAGAAGGTGGTAATAGTACAAGTACTCAAGATGATATAGATTTAACACCTGAAGAAGAACTAGCATTAGATGCTGAGTAAATAGATCAAGGGAGGAACCCAATGAAGACTCTAAAACAAATTATGTCTGAATCAGACTATACAAATCCTAAGTCACCTGGTGACAAAGCATTTGTAGATAAACATATAATTCAAAAAACTGATCATCCTCATAAACCTAAAGGTGGTTCTAATGATGAGATCTTTAGTGGATCTAAACAAAAGAAAAAGAAACGTATTGCAGATCCTGAAGAAGGTGATGATAAAAAAGTTTATGAAGATAAGATGTCTAAAGACGATATGAGTAAAAAAGAGAATATAGTTAAAGGTATGAAAAAGAATTCTGCTGACTTTATCAAACGATATGGTAAAGATGCAGAGTCTGTTATGCATGCCACAGCTACTAAGAATGCACAAGAAGCAGTTGCTATTGACACTTGGGACTTAAAGGCTTCTCATGAAGATATTCAGTTACTTAAAGACATCCACGAAACATTAAATGATACAAACAGAGATGAATTTATCAACAGGCTTCAGACACCAGAAGGTCTAAAGAAAATGATTGAATTCGCTACTAACTTAGCAGAGGAATAAATAAATGGGAACAGCTGTAGAAGTTTCAAACCACACTTCAGTAGGTGGTGGTAAAGTAGTACTTCATTATCTACCTGGAGCAACAACAACTACAAATAAATCACTTGCTAATTTAGCATCAGGTGGTGAAACAGTTACTGCTGCAGACATTACTCGTATATGGTTTACGGGAGCTGGTACAATGCATATTAGACGCAACAGTACTGTTGTGTTTGTAACCGATTCAGAAGCATCCTTAAATTGGAACTTAAAAGAATCTGGCATAGCAATAACTGCGAACAACGATCAAGCAATTAATGTTATATTTTCAGATGCAAATAGTACAGCAATAATAGAATTACAAAAGACCTCGAATCATAGTAACGGTTAGGATAAACTAATGAAGCTTATTACAGAAATAAATGAAAAAGTTGAGTACGTCTTCGAAGAAGATAAGAAGAGTGGTAAGAAAAATTATTTTATTGAAGGCGTCTTTATGCAAGGTGGTCTTAAAAATCGTAATGGTAGAATATACCCTAGCGAGATACTTGCTAAAGAAGCAACACGTTATAATAAAGAATATATACAAAAGAATAAAGCATATGGAGAACTTGGACACCCACAAGGTCCTACTATTAATTTAGAAAGAGTATCTCATATGATAAAAGAATTAAAACCTGACGGATCAAATTTTATAGGCCGTGCGAAGGTTTTAGATACACCATATGGTAACATAGTAAAAAATCTAATTGATGAAGGAGCACAGCTTGGTGTTAGTTCCAGAGGTATGGGAACTATACGAGAAAGAAATGGCGCTCAAGAAGTACAGTCAGATTTTATGTTATCAACTGCTGCAGATATAGTAGCAGATCCTTCAGCACCTGACGCATTTGTTAATGGTGTAATGGAAGGAATGGAATGGGTATACGACGCAGCTTCAAGGAGCTTCAAAAGTATACAGGTGGTTGACGAAATTAAATCCGTTGGAACAAAGAGCGCTAAAGAATTACACGAACAGAAGTTTAATCTGTTCAATAAATTTTTACGTACTTTGTAATACAAATTTTTTATAAATATAGTATAATAGGATAACATCCGTTAAATTTAACAAAGGAGTCCAGAAGATGGCCAAAAAAGAAATCGAACAAGTCGTTTCTGAAGATCAAGATAGCGATTTGCTAGAGGCCAGCAAAGACAACGATCAGCAACTGCAAGAGTTTAAAGCAGACGCTACTGGTGGAGAAGGAGCATTGGCCTCTGTAATACCGGGAGCAGAAGTTCCAGACCCAGCAAGTACTGGGAGCGCTTCAAGAAGTGCTGATAAATCTCAGGGGGATTCAACTACTCCTGCTGATGCTCAAAAAGCATCTGTGTCTAAAGCTGCGCTGATCTCACAAGTCATGGGCAAAATGAATGGTATGACAAAAGATACTTTAATGAAGCTATCAGGTGAAGTGAATGCTTATGGTAAAAACAAATTGCCAGCAAGTAAGCCACAGTCAACTGGTAGAGATCCAATGCCAAAGCTAAGTACCAAAGGTGCTGCTGAAGCTGTTGGTGAAATTTTTGATGGGGATGACCTATCAGAAGACTTTAGAAGTAAAGCTGCTACCATATTTGAAGCAACAGTTAATACTAAACTAATTGAGCTTCACGTCCATATGCAAGAAGAATTCAGTCAAAAACTTGAAGAGGATAAAGAAACATTCCGCAAAGAGTTAACTGACCGTGTTGACGAGTATCTTGATTACGTCACTGAAGAGTGGATGAAAGAGAACGAAGTTGCAATTGAGAATGCACTTAAAGTCGAAGTTGCTGAGACATTCATGAATAAGATTAAAGATTTATTCACAGAAAATTACATTTCTGTACCAGAAGAAAAAGTTGATCTTGTTGCTGAATTAGAAAAGCAAAAAGAAGAGCTTGAAGGAAAGCTAGAAGAACAAATTAATAAAAGCATAGATTCTAAAAAAGCTGTTGATGAGTTAGAAAGATATAAAACTTTCTCAGAAGCATGTGACGGATTAACTATGACTCAAATTGACAAGTTATCTAAACTTTCAGAAGGTATAGAGTATGAAAGCAATGACGAATATAAGTCTAAGATTGACTTATTAAAAGAACATTACTTTACTAATAAATCAGCAAAGTCTGAAGGCGACCTTAACAGTGAGCCTGTTGAGCTAGATTCAGATGAACCACAAATTACTGGTTCTATGGCTGCTTATACAAGTGCTATTTCTAGAAGTGTTCGTAAATAATTAACAACAATAAAGACCCAGGAGGGACAACAAAATGAGATTAAATGAAGAGCTAGTCAAGAAGTGGCAGCCAATACTTGAGCACGGTGATCTACCAGCTATTACAGATCCTCTAAGACGCTCAGTTACAGCAGCTGTTCTTGAAAATACTGAAATTGCTTTAAAAGAGCAAGCATCTTTTGCTCCTCAGAGCCTACTTGAGGCAGCCCCAGCTAATGCTATGGGCGCTTCTTCTAGTACAGCTTCTGCAGGTGCAGTCGATATATACGATCCAGTACTAATAAGTTTAGTGCGTCGTGCAATGCCTAACCTTGTTGCTTATGACATCATGGGCGTACAACCAATGACAGGTCCAACAGGACTTATCTTTGCTATGCGTTCACGTTATGCAACACAATCAGGTACAGAGTCATTCTATAATGAAGCTAATACAGCTCATGCAATAGATAAAGATGGCGCATCTACTAATTCAGCAATCGGTTCAGCAAATGTCAACTTAGGTGATTCACCTGCAGATGGCTATCTGAATTCAACAAAATCTAACCTAGAATTGTACAATTTTATGTCAGGTATGACCACAACTCAAGCTGAACGCTTGGGCGATGGTGCCGCAAATGCAATTCCAGAAATGGCATTCAGCATTGAGAAAATAGCCGTAACAGCAATGTCACGTGCTCTTAAAGCCGAATACACAATGGAATTAGCACAAGACTTAAAAGCAATTCATGGCTTAGATGCTGAAACTGAATTAGCTAACATCCTTTCAACTGAAATTTTAGCTGAAATCAATAGGGAATTAATTAGAACTGTTGGTACTATTGCTAAAGTTGGAGCACAAGAAGGAACAACTACTGCTGGTAAATTCGATCTAGACACCGACTCAAATGGTCGTTGGATGGTTGAAAAATTCAAAGGCTTAATGTTTGCAATCGAAAGAGAAGCAAACGCTGTAGCTAGAGGAACCAGACGTGGAAAAGGTAACATAGTTATTTGTAGATCTGATGTTGCATCAGCATTACAAATGGCAGGTGTCCTTGACTACACACCAGCGCTTAACTCAAATAACCTAGCTGTAGATGATACAGGTAGCACTTTCGCAGGTGTTATTAATGGTAGAACAAGAGTGTATGTAGATCCATATGCTGGAGACAATTATATGATTGTTGGTTACAAAGGCTCTAGTGCTTTTGATGCTGGCTTATTCTATTGTCCATATGTTC